CCGCTGGGGAATTGGCAGTGGTGGATTTTAAGACTGGTGCGTATATGCCTGACTCTTCATTGCAGTTGGGTGTCTATGCATCCATGATGGAGATGCAGTTTGGTATTCGTCCATCAAAAGGTTATTACTACTCAGCACGTAAGGCACAGTTTATTGAGGCAGTTGGGCTTGACCGTTGGACAATCCCACTATTGACAGAACTATTCGCTCAGTTTGCACGAGGCTTAGAGCAAGAGATATTCTTGCCTAACATTGGAATGTCCTGCGGTACCTGCGGTGTGAAGGAATATTGTTACGCAGTCGGAGGACAACTAGCACAGATTTACGACCCACTAGCAGAAATAAAATAAGGAGAAACAAATGGCAACAGAAGGAACAAAGTTCCAGGTCAACTTTAAGTTGGCAGATGGAACACTTATCAATGTATACGCAGCAGATGCAACAGAACTTGAGACTGGCTTGGCAGCCATTCAGGATACTTCAGCACTAATTGCATCAGTATCAGGTTCATTGGGTAACGCAGGTGCAGTACGCACTCTTGTTAATGGCCTTGGCGCCACACCAGTAGCAGCACCAGCACAGTCATCAGTCATCGAAGAAGGACATTGTAAGCACGGTAAGTTGGTCTATCGCACCAGCAAGCCAGGTGCGCCTAAGGAGTGGAAGGGCTGGTTCTGCCCATCTCCACAAGGCACACCAGACCAGTGCGCTCCTAAGTTCCTTCGCTAAGGTAACTCATGCTGTCGCTCACCCAAGCAGCAGCCAATAGCAGTCACGACTTTCAGATACTGCCAGACGTTTTCCCTTCGTTGCAAAGCGAAGGGATACGTTTTCGCAGAGGACAATTGACTATGATTGCTGGGCAACCAAATGCTGGCAAATCACTTATCGCCTTATGGCTTGCAGTGCAGATGAAAGTACCTACGCTCTATATCAGTGCTGATACAGATGCGTACACCACTGCCATCCGCGCATCAGCCATGGCAACAGGACACCAAGTGTTTACCGTTGAAGAAGCCTTTCTTACTGGGATGGGGAAAGATTTCTACACACAAGAACTAGCAAGCATCAGCCATCTGCAATTTGATTTTGCACCAAGCCCAACACTTGACGAGATTGACTTAGCAATCCGAGCCTACGGCGAGGCATATGGTGAGTATCCCCATATGATTATCGTGGACAACGCAATGAACGTTGTCTCTATGCAAGGTGATGAATGGTCTGGCCTTCGTGAGATAGCCAAGGCTATGCACCACATTGCACGTGAGACTGATGCTGCTGTTCTACTTCTGCATCACACTTCAGAGGCTGAAGGTAAAGCCGATATGCCACCTAGCCGTAAGGCTATCCAAGGCAAGATTGCACAATTACCCGAAATGATTCTTACTGTGGCATTGGTGCCACACTCAGGTGAGTTCAGGGTTGCTGCAGTCAAGAATAGATTTGCACGACACTCTGCAACTGGGGACCACTTCGTAACTTTGTGGGCTGACGCCAGTAGAATGAGTATGTATTCAGACAGACAGGGCTACCAGATAGCCGAGAGTTGGAGAAGCGTACAGTGAGTGCAGCAAATAAGCGTAAGGGCGCCCTGTTTGAAACAGGCATCCTCAAATGGTTTCGCTCTAAAGGGGTGAATGCAGAGAGATTACGGTTGGCAGGCAAAGACGATGAGGGTGACGTCGTATGCATTGTTGCAGGCCAACCGTATATCTTTGAGTTGAAGGCAACGGCCAAGATGGACCTGCCACAGTTCTGGCGCGAGGCTACAACAGAAGCCTTTAACTATGCCAAGGCACGCAACCTAAATGCTGTTCCACCAGCCTATGTCATCGTCAAGCGCCGTATGGCAGGGCTTGAACAGTCATGGGTCATCCAAGATTTAGACCAGTGGTTAAGAGTACAAGGTGGTATCTAAGCCTGACCTTGGCGCAGTGCTTGAGCATTATGGCCTGACAGTCATAGACAAGCATGGGTGGATAGCCTGCAAGTGTGTCATCCATGATGATACCCACAGCAGCGCAGCGTATAACCTTGATAACCAGGCATATAACTGTCTCGTCTGTCAGGTGCTCGGAGATGTATACACATTAGTGCAAGCAAAGGAAGGATTGGATTTCAAAGATGCTAAACGAAAAGCAGAGGCTATTGCTCACGGAAGCAGCCGAAAGGTACTCCAACAATCTAACGCCACGGGCAGCCTCTTACCTAGAGGCACGAGGCATCAGTCAGGAAGTAAGCCGTACGTTCCTTCTTGGAAGCGTCGTGGAGCCTAGTGCTGGCCATGAACTTGCTGAAGGTATGCTCTCCATCCCTTATCGTACTCCCGCTGGTGTGGTGGGTATCAAGTTTAGGAGATTAGATGAAGGTACCCCAAAGTATCTTTGGCCTACGGGCCAAAAGATTGGTCTGTTTAATGTTAATGATTTGCATAAGCAGAGCGATACGATTGCCATATGCGAGGGCGAGATTGATACCATTATCCTATCGGGTTGCGCAGGCATACCTAGCGTTGGGGTGGCTGGTGTATCTCAATGGAAACCCTGGTTTCCTAAGTTATTCGAGTCGTACTCGCGCATACTTATCTTCGCAGACAACGATGTTAAAGAGGATGGACGTAATCCTGGGCAGGAACTTGCCAAAAGAATCAAGGAAGATTTAGACAAAGCCGAAATTATTCACTTACCCGACAATACGGACGTGAATGAGGTATACTTACAGCATGGTAATTCATGGTTTGAGGAACGACTAGCGGCATGAAGCGGCCTACCTCCATCAAAATCTTCGGGCAGAAGTATAAGATTAAATACACCCTTGAAGATAAAGATGCATATGGCATGACTACATCTGAGACTAACACCATTGAGTTACGCCCTGATTTGCCAGAGGATAAATTAATTCGTGTTTTTGTGCATGAGATTACTCATGCCATCATCTTTGAAACTCCGATGTCTACTCGTAAGCGCTTTGACGTTGAGGAAGTCTGCGACATCGTTGGCTACCATGTAGTAGATATGCTCAAGGAAAACCCAGAGATAGTCCAATACATCTTGCGAGAGATAGAAGAAGAGGTTGAGGCCAGTGGCGGACCTATCTGATTTTGATTTAGATTTTGCCTATGGCCGAGAAGGTGAGGTCCTCGTCCGTGAGATTCTTACTGGCGGTGTAACTGTCGAGGTTAAGCGAGACAGGCGCTGGGTTGAGACTGGCAACATCTACATTGAGACAGCATTCTATTCTCGCTCTACCTACAACTGGGTTGAGTCTGGCTTGATGAAGACAAAGGCAGATAGATGGGCATTTGTTCTTGAAGGCTTGGTCATCATCGTATCAACAGATGACTTGAAGAAAGCCATTGATAAGTATGGCAGACCCATCAGCAATAAAATTGAACCAAATCCAAGCAAGGGATTCTTGATTACCATTAATGATTTAATCGAGATTCAGCGTGGCAACTAGATACCCAACGTTTATGTATGGGCCAAAGGATGGCTCGCCAGTGCCTGAGATGCTCTGGGTATTAGATGAGATTGACCTGCAGGAGAAAAGCAAAGATGGTATTTTTCTGCACAGATACATATTGAATTACGAAGACAAGTCCTATTACTACGCAGGTGTGTTTGCACCAGAGGAGAATGATGATGAATGAGCGAGGACATCGAATTAGCAATCAAATTGATTCAGTCAATTGGGCTGAAAGTTATCTCTTTGGACAAGACAAGCAACCAGTTGTTGGTTCAGATACCGAATTCGCGTCCGCTGTCTGGGAAATAATGGATGAAATCGGCAACCTCCTTATCTCGAAGCAGATGGACTATGGTCCTGGCAATATTAACAATGCCTTTGGCGGTCCTATTAATGGCCTGCTTGTGCGTATTGGCGATAAGTTTGAGCGTCTTAAGAATCTTTATCGTCATGGTTCGGCACCTAAACACGAGCCTGTTGAGGATTCATTTAAGGACATGGCTAATTATGCTGTCATTGCACTCATGGTTCAGCGAGGTAAGTGGCCGAAGTAATGGACCTGAACAAAGTTAAGGACAAGATTGAGGCGGCTAAGACAAGCGTCCCATTGGAGTCTAAAGACTTTGATTGGATGGAAGGCTTTAACGCTGGGCTTGACTGGGCCTTGCGAATTCTCAACGGAGATAAGAGCGCATCCTAATGGCTAAGAAAATATCCTACGAAGATAAGCGCAAGCAGAACTACAAATCTCGCTACAAGATTACCATTGAAGAATACGAGGCGCTCTTTGCCAAGCAAAATGGCGTTTGCGCCATCTGTGAAAAGCCTGAAAACGTTACAAGAAGTGGTAAACTGCACATGCTGGCGGTTGACCATAACCATGAGACTATGCAGGTGAGAGGATTGTTGTGCATGAATTGCAATACTCGCCTGGGATACTTTGAAGGTAAAGATATTCTTGTGAAACTTATGGCGTATCTAATGAGGCAGGCATGAGCGTAGAGTTTGAAGACTTGCACGAGATTGCTATTGTCGT